CACGTTGTCGGACGAGACGGAACGGCCTTCACGGCCGCCGGTGGAGGTGGCCTGGGCGGTGTACAGAACCTTTTCGATGGACATCGGGATGCTCCTGGTCAGTGGGTGGGTAGTGCGTTGGAGCTTACTTTGCCCGGATTCTGCACACCTTTGGTTGCAATAAATCCGAAAAATTTGATTGAACGTCCTGCCGGCCTAGATCGTCCATTCCCGGTCGGTGGTGAACATGATGGTCAGCCAGCGGTCCGGCGACGATTCGCCCAGCGCATCGCCGATCTCGTCACGCAGGTGATCCCACTCCAGCAGGGGCCGCGGCGGATCGTCCTCACGCACCACGAAGAACAGCTCGATCTGCTCGCCACGGCCCACCTGCGCCACGTAACTGCGGTGCTCGACGAAACCGTGCTTTGCAACAATCGCCCGCGCCACCGCATCCACATGCGCCTGCAGTTCGGGCGGGGTAACCAGCAGGATGCCGGCCAGCGCGCGCCGCACCGTGCCCAATGGCGCGATCATCACCAGCACGCAGACGAAGGCGAGGATGGCCGGATCGATGTACGGCCCGACCCACGCCAGCGAGGTGCCACGCACCAGCACGCCACCGAGGAAGGCCAGCAGATAGCAGGCCGACATGCTCGCGGCGATCACCCAGTTCTTCGCATCCAGTGCGATGAACTCCGAACCGATGCGCTGGTTCGCACGCAGCACGAACCAGGCCAGCGCGCTTTCAGCCACGATCGACAGTGCCGCGAAGATGATTGCGGGGCCAAGCGCGATCTGTCGCCCACCCGACATCAGCGCATCGACCGCATTGACCAGTGCGTACAACGCCGCACCGATCATCAGCGTGCCACTGACTCCCAGCACGATCGGTTCCAGATGCCAGAAGCCCATGGTGAAGCGCTGGTTCAAACGCGACTGCACTGCGTCGGTCTGGGTGGACAGCGCGATCAGCCGCGCGACCAGCAGCGACAGCCACGTCATCACCACGTCGATCAGGCCGTAGATGCCATCGAAGATGATCAGCGACGAATTGGCCAGCAGGCCGAATACCACTGCGGCGGCGGCCAGCAGCAGCGAGGCGGCGATGGACAGCCGCAGCACACCCTGCTCGGTGCGTGGATCGAGGAAACGTTCGGAACGGGAAGACATGCAGAAATCCGGCTGGGAAAGCGCCGCGGAAGCGGTGCCGCACCATTCTATCCAGACCACCGCTCGCCTCTGTGACTGCACCGGCGCAGGGCCCGGAAAAGTCACCAGACTGGTGACGGTTTACGGATTGACGGGTGCACACCTCAGGCGTATCTTTTCAACCACGATGACATACAAGCCTCTGGCGACCGCCGGGGGCTTTTTGCGTTTACGCCGCCCGTCGGCACCTTGTCATCGTATTTGCGGCCCTGCCAGTCCTGGTGGGGCCGTTTCTGTTTCCGCCCCGACCCTGCCCTTTTCGCACCGTCCTTGATGACAGCGTGCGGCGTAGCCGCGTGCGCAGGGTCGGGGCATCCAACATCCATCAACGAAGGAGGATTCGATGCCCCTGCTGACACTTGAGCAGTGCCGCATGCACTGCCGTATCGACGGCGACTACGACGACGCCATTCTGGACGACCTGCTGGCCGCGGCGACCGACGCGGCGTCGGCCTACCTGCGGCGGGCGCTGTTTGCCGACCAGGCGGCACTGGATCTGGCGCTGGACCAGTTGCCGCAGGACATGGCGGCGGCGGTGACCGGGCATGAAGCCGCGGTCGCCGCCGCCAATGCCGAGACCAACGCGGCCAAGGCCAAGGCCATGCGTGACGTCGCTGATCGTCGCCTGGCCGTGGCCACCGAACGCAGCGCACAGCTGCTGCAGGGCCTGCCGGCCAACGACAGCATCCGCGCTGCGGTGCGCCTGCTATTGGGCCATCTGTATGCGCATCGGGAAGCGGTGGTGATTTCCACGCACGCCTTGGATGTACCGGTCGGTGCTGCCGCCATCGCGATGGAGCTGCCGTTTGGCGTCGCCGCACTGCTCGATCCCTACCAACTGGCGGCGACCCCATGAACGCCGGTCACTTCAACCGTCGCATCCGCATCGAGCGCCAGGATGGGCGCGTCGATGCCTGGGGCCAACCTCTGGATGCGTGGGTGAGCGTTGCCGATCTGTGGGCGGCAATTCCTCTTGAACGTGCCGACACGGTGCAGCGGGTGAAGCTGGACAGCGGGCTGTCCGCAGCGATTCGCCGCCAGCGCTTCCAGGTGCGCCTGGCGCCGGCGCAGCGAGCCGGCATTGGCATCGGAATGCGCATCGTGCACGACGGCCACACGTTCGATATTACCGGTGTGGTGCCCGACCTTGGCACGCGACACACCGCCGTGCTGTTCACCGAACAGCTGGCTGCAACCGCCTGAGCGAGGACACTGCGATGAGTTACGAACCGAAGTTGCAGCAACTGCTTGGCGGATTGCTGCAGGGGCGCCTGTACCCGGATGTTCCACCGGACCGAGTCACCTATCCCTGCGCGGTCTACCAGCAGGTGGGTGGGCAGGCGCTGTGGTTCAACGAAGGGTCCATCCCCGACCAGAAGCACGCTCGCGTGCAGCTGACCGTCTGGGCAGACACCCGTGCCCAGGCCAACACCCTGATCCGTGACATCGAAGATCAGGTCTGCGCGGGTCTGCCGAAGTCTGAATCCTTTGGCGCCGCCATTGCCGTGCATGAACCGGCACTCAGGAAGTACGGCGCACGGCTCGATTTCGGGCTGTGGTACGCCAACCCGTAGTTCCACTGCTCCACGTACCACCTGAAGCCCGGCACACGCCGGGCTTCGTCTTTTTCAATCCACATGAGGAAATGCAACATGGCACTCAAGCTTCCCAAGGGCACCCAGTTCGGCTTCGCACCGGTCGTCTCCACCGCCATCGCCACGAGCGCGATCTCCAAGGCTGCGCCGGCACTGGCCAGCGTCGCCGCCAACAGCGTCGACACCGGCGATGTGGTGGTCATCGAGCTGCCGGGTTGGCCGGCCCTGAACAACCGCGCTACCCGCGCCGGTGCCGAAGCCACCGGCAGCGTTGAACTGCTGGGCATCGATACCACCGACAACGTGCTGTTCCCCGCCACCAGCGGTGCCGGCGTGCTGCGCAAGGCCGGTGCCTTCGTCGACCTGGACCAGCAGGGCGACCCGACCACCGCAGGTGGCGAGCAGCAGTACTGGAGCGGCACCCTGCTGGAGGACCCGACCGGTCGCCAGGTGCAGATGCCGACCTTCAAGAACGCCAAGACCATCACCCTGCCGCTGTTCTACGATCCGAAGAAGCCGTGGTACTCGGCCCTGAAGAACGTCGACGCCAAGGGCGAACCGGTGATCCTGCGCGCCAAGCTGGTCGGTGGCGACGTGCTGTACTGGTACGGTTACCTGAGCTACAACGGCGACCCGACGATGGCCGCCAACACCCCGATGGGCACCACCGCGACGTTCACCGCGCTGGCCGACTCCATCCTGGTCGAGGGCGCCTGATGTTCCAGGTAAAGGCGCCAGAGAGCTTCAAGAGCACCCTGACCATCGTCGGTCACGGTCGCGAGCAGAAGCTCAACCTGACCTACCGGCACCTGCCGGTGGCCGACTATGCGCAGCTGCTGGAGCGGTTGGCCGAGGAGGAACTGAGCGTGGCACAGGCGATCCTGGACATCGTCGTCGACTGGGATGCCGACGTGGCCCTGGATACGGCAGGCGTGGAACTCGCCCTGCAGCAGCAGGCCGGCCTGGATGGCGCCATCATCGGTGGCTACACCCAGGCTCTGCAGGTCGCACGCAAGGGAAACTGATCGAGGCGGTGGGGGTCCTGTACTGGCAGGCCCCCACCGAGTCCGAGTTGCTTCAGCTCGGACTGAAGGCAAGGCATTTTCCGCCACCGCAGGTAACGCTGTGGCCGGAGTGCGTGCTTCCCATCGAGATCTTTTCGCGGGTCTCCACCCAGTGGCGCGTTGGCGCGGGTGGCCCGATCGGGCTGGACTACAACGTGGTCTACCAGGAGCTGCAGCGCGAGGTACTCATACCTGAAAAGTACGATGAAGTGATGGCGGGAATCCGCATCATCGAGCGTGCGGCCTTGCAGCACATGCAGCACTAGTTACAGACAGCCACTGGTTCATGCCGGTGATCCCTTCGCGGCCCCGCCATCTGGTGGGGCCGCCCTCATGCCAGGAGAATTTCATGAGCGATACAACGCTCAACGCTTCGGCTGCCGCAGTCGAGGTCAGTGCCATTCTGGACTCTGCCGCACAGGCGGCAAAGCGGAGCATGGCCGAGTTCAATGCGCTGACTCAGCTCCAGCAGCAGTATGTACAGAAGAGCACTGTGCTGCAGTCCGCGCTCAACGGCGTACTTCAAAGCAGCATTTCCCTCGCCGACACCATGGTGAGGAAGCTGGCCGGAACTCTCGCGGTGGTGCAAGCCGCGTTGGACCAAGCGCAGATCGCCGCTGAAGGCGGCAAGCGGGAAACCAGGATGCCAAGTGAAGTCGCCTCCGACGCAACTGCGCGCAATCTGGATCGATTGTCCGCCGACGGCGAGCATCGCAGTGGCTTCCTCGTAGATGCACGGCTTTCGGCCAGGAGCAGATACCTGGCTGGAACCGCAACCGGGAAGGCCGGTGCTGAGAAGGGCAAGAAGGAAGATGACTCGCGGAAGGTAAAGACAGGTAAGCAAGGCATCGAGAACGGATTCCTGGATGCCTTCGAGGCTTACACCGCAAAAGCGCAGGACGCCGCAACGACGACACAGAGTGTCTTCACCAAGGCATTCGATGCAGCAGGAACGGCGCTCTACAACTTCGTCGCTACCGGAAAATCGAATCACCATGAACTTACCAAGGCGTTGATCGCAGATCTGAAGAAGATCGCGATACAGCAAGCCATCGTATGGGGCGTCAAGATGCTCTTCGGCGGCAGCGTGGGTCCGGTGCAGAAGGAGTCGATACCAATTGCCGGTTTTGCCAAGGGCGGGGCGATCAGGTCCCCCAGCCTCTCCGCCTACTCCGGCGGTATCTACAACACCCCGCAGCTGTTCGCATTCGCCAAGGGCGCCGGCGTGTTCGGTGAAGCGGGGCCTGAAGCGATCATGCCGCTGCAGCGCGGGCCCGATGGCCGCCTGGGAGTGGCGGCACACGGTGCCGGCGGCGGTGGCGGGGTGGGTGTGAACATCCGCATCGACAACAACGGTGGCAAGGAAGTCACCAGCAACGAAAGCATGCTGCAGCAGTTCGGCAACGAGATCGGCCAGTTCGTGGAGCGCAAGTACCGTGACCTGCAGATGCGTGACATGAAGGCTGGCGGTGTCCTCAGCAGGAGTGCAGCACGATGACCGACACCTTTACCTGGGCAGCAACCAGCCAGAGCACTGGCACCACCACTGCCACCGTCAAGCGCGCGCGCTTCGGCGATGGATACGCACAGGCCGCGCCGGATGGGCTCAATGCCCGCCTGCGCAGCTACCAGCTGCAGTTCGTCGGTAATCGCAGCACGATCAACGAGATCGTTGCGTTCCTGGATGGCCATGTGGGCCAGAGCTTCTTCTGGCGGGGACCGCTGGGCACCGGTCTGTATGGCTGCGACACCTATACCGACAGCCATCTGGGTGGATCGGTGTTCAGCATCACTGCGACGTTCGAACAGACGTATCAGCCGTAGGAGCGGACATGGATCTTCAGCAGATCGACCTGGACACCCTCCAGCCCAACGGCAAGCGGGGCGAAACGCAGCGCCCCGCATTCACCAAGATCAACCAGAATTTCAAGGAAGTGGGCTTGGCGGTGGATGCAGTTCCCGAGGCGGTCGCACGTGCGGTCTCGGGAAGAAATCGCCTGATCAATGGCAATTTCGACTGCTGGCAGCGGGGTACCAGCTTCAACACATCGGGAAGGTACACGGCCGATCGCTGGTTCCTTCAGATGCAGGGCATCGCCGATCCGGTATTCAGGCGGAACCCCACGGCTATGGGAGACAACAATTTTCCCCGGAGCAAGTACACGCTGTCCGTCAGCTCGAGTGGAAACACCGACGCAGAGAAGCATTTCTTCGTGTTCGAGCAACGTGTGGAGGACGTGCGAACCTTCGCCGATACCCCAAGCACGGTGTCCTTCCTGGTATTCAATGCAGGTGCGGGGGGGCGCAGGATCGCACTGGAGTTCGCGCAGACCTTCGGCGCAACGGGCAGCGCTCCGGTACTGGCCGTTGCACCTGAGATTTTCGAGCTCGCTCCTGGCCTGAACAGAATCCGCAAGACAGTGACGCTGCCCTCCATCTCGGGAAAAACACTATCTGATGAAGGTGCCGCCGTGATGTGCGTGTGGGTATCTGCGGGCACGCAGTTTGCCAACCGCACCGCCGGCCTTGGTGCGCAGCATGGCCAGGTCTACTTCGGAGAATTCCAGTGGGAGCGCGGCGCTACGGCCACGGCTTTCGAATGGCGTCCGCTGGACGAAGAAGTGCAGCGTTGTCGGCGCTACTACCAGGCCGATGCCACGGGTTCCTACTTTGACGGCGGAGTTCGCTTCAACGCCGGTGTCGGCCTCATCCGTGGTGACAACAAGGTGTACCTGATCTATCCATTCAGCCAGCGGATGCGGACCATCCCCACGGTCGGATTTTCAAACCTGCCGCAGTGGCGACTCCTTACGGGATCGGGGGCGACGAGCCTGACGGCGCTCAACGCGGTCGAAGTGTCTTCGACGAGGATGACCATCATCGGGTCCTTGAACGAAGCCGCTGCCGGTCAGGCCGGGATCCTGCAGAGCGCAGACTCCGCCGACGCGGGTACCGGAATCATCCTGGACGCGGAAATCTGAGATCCGCGAGCACCGCTGCGGAATGCGCTGCTTGGTGCAATCCCCGAAAAGACAAGGAAACAGCAGAAATGTCACGACGAATCATCGACCTCGATTCCATTCAACCGAATGGAAAGCGGGGTGAAACACAGCGCCCGGCCTTCACCAAGATCAACGAGAACTTCGCAGAGGTCTACGATGCCCTGGCCGCGGTGGAAAAGCTTCCAGAGACGGTGGACCACGCGATCAGTGGGCGGTTGCCCGGGCGCAATCTCTTCATCAATGGCGGCCTGCAGTTCTGGCAGCGTCGCACTTCTGGACGTGTCGGCAGCGGCTCGGGAACACTGGGTGCAGAAACGCTCTTTGCTGATCGCTTCTCCAACTCCGCGTTGAGCTGCAGTCATGACATCCAGCGTGTACCGTACGAGGGACAGTTGGGCTATCCCGAAGACACCCGCTCCATCCTCGTGTGCACGGTATCCGGTGCAGTCGCCAACAGCGGCGCCTGGATGGGCCAGAGAATCGAAGGTGTGCGAAGCGCCAGCGGCGCCGTCACGATCTCGGTCTGGGCGAACAGCGACGTAGCCGGGCGCAAGGTGGGTGTGCGTGTCATCCAGGACTTTGGAACCGGTGGGACGCCTTCGCCTCAGGTTTCCACCGAGGCGGGCGTCCTCACGTTGGGAACTGGAGCGTCGCGTCAGTCACTCACCGTGACGTTGCCGAGTACGAAAGGGAAGAAGCTGGGAACCAACGGCAACGACCACATTTACGTGGTCTTCGATCTATGCGCCGGTGGATATGGCGGGGCGTTGGCAGGCCAGAATGGATCCTTCGGCTTTACCCAGTTCCAGGTCGAACCTGGGCGCAATGCAACGAACTTCGACTGGCGGCCGCCCGGCGTGGAGCTGGCCCTGTGCCAGCGCTACTACGAGAAGAGCTACAACCTGGATGTCCCGCCCAATACGCCGCACAACGAAGGACGCGAGGCATTTTCGTTGAACAACCCGGGGGTTGCCCACTACCAGAGCGTGCGCTTCCTGGTGGCAAAACGTGCGCACCCCTACGTGATGATCATTTCGGCTGATACCACCCAGCAGGATGGACACATCGCCGAGGACAACATCTCCCGTGTTCCCTGCGTAGTGAACTACGCCTCGCCATCCGGCTATGAAGTGAGTTGGTCGAACAACCCGGGCCGATGGGGCGGCTGGTGGCATTGGTGGGCCGACGCTGAGTTCTGATCCGTAGCGGTCTCTCACCAGAACAATAGGACCCCGATATGGCAAGAAAGATCATCGACTTCGATTCCCTTCAACCGAATGGAAAACGAGGTGAGACACAGCGGCCGGCGTTCACCAAGATCAACGACAATTTTGCCGAGGTGTATAGCGGCCTGAAGGACGCTCAAGAGGCCGTCACGGCAATTCCAGCAGCCCTGGATGCAGCGTTGGCTGGTAGATCACTGGCCAGGAACTACCTCGTCAATGGTGACTTCCGCTTCTGGCAGCGCGGGTGGGGCCTGGCACAGGGCACAGGTTCGAACTATCTGGCCGATCGCTGGAAGCGTGACAACGGCAACGGAACGCTTTCGCTGGCGCGCTTCCCGCTGGAGCCGGGGCAGACCGCAGTTCCTGGCAATCCGCGCTGGTACATGAATGTCAACGTAGGCGCCTCCTCGGCCAGGAACAGCTACCAGCGCGTTTCGCAATTGATCGAAGACGTAACACTGCTCAGTGGCAGGAAGCTGACGCTTTCCTTCTATGCGAAGGCAGCGCCCGGATCAAAGATTGCCGTGGAAATCGAGCAGGATTTCCGTGGCCAGGACTCATCGACACAGATGTTTGCTGGCATCGCCACGCTGACAGGAACCTGGAGAAGGTACACGATGACGTTCGATGTACCCAGTGTTTCCGGAAAGAATACCAACGGTGCCGGACACTGCACATGGGTCTCGCTGTGGATGTCCACCGGTCCGGACTTCAGCAATCGGGTTCCAGGCCTGGGGCATCAGACAGGCAACTTCGACATCGCGATGGTGCAGTTGGAAGATGGCGCTGCAGCCACCGACTTCGAGCGTAGACCAGACGCATTGGAGCTGCTGCTGTGCCAGCGCTACTTCGAGAAGAGCTACAACATAGATGTACCGCCTGGCACCGCTGATGGGGCCGGTCGGGACAACCAGTTCTATGACCGCTCGGTCGGCGTGGGCAGTACCTCGCACATCCGCTGCCGCGTACTGAAGCGGGCGACGCCTGCTTACACCGTCTACAACGACACAACCGGTGCCGTCAGCCAGGTGTCTGGTGCATCTGGTGGTGCGGGCACGGTGACGTCGATCGTCAACCCAGGCCAGTCCGGAGCCCAGGTCAACTATGTGTCGGCACCCGGGAACTGGGGTTCCTCCTTCCACTGGACTGCAGATGCGGAGCTTTGACATGTATCAACTGACGCACGATCCGGACATCATCAAGTGCACACGCACCGGAGCGTTCATTCCGCGTGGCCACTGGATGTGGCGAGACTATGAGACTTGGATCCTGGCTGGCAACGCGCCTTCGCCAGCGCCGCCGCCCTACCCGGCGGGTTCCACCGAGCACCTCCATCTGCTGCGCCGCCAGGCGGAGCAATGGATGTGCGAGTACGTCCAGACACTGGGGCATACATCCATGGAAAGCTGCTGTAGCTACATCAGCAGCGTGATCTCGGGACTCTCCTGCGAGGCCCGAGCGATGGTGGCGTGGCGCGATGCAGTCAATCTGGCATTGACAAATCTGACCATCGCATCGCCCGAAGATGCGCAGACCTGGGAACAGATCAGGCAGAGACTACCGCAGCCGGAGACATTCGACTGGTTGTGCGGGACTTCCAACAGCGGTCCGCCGGAGCGCGGGTCCGCAGGAATCTAGAGGAGCGTTCATGGCAAGAAAAATCATCGACCTCGATACCATTCAAGCGAATGGTAAGCGAGGGGAAACGCAGCGCCCGGCGTTTACCAAGATCAACGACAACTTCGCCGACGTCTACGCAGGCCTGGAGGGCGTACAGACCGCCGTGGACGGCCTGGAAAGCCGAATGGCAGGCCGCAACCGCCTTATCAACGGTGACTTCCGGGTCTGGCAAAGGGGTACGGCGTTTTCCGCATCCACCGGTGCCCGTCCTACCGCCGATCGCTGGCTGGTGAACTCGCACGCGACCACTCTCTCTGCATCGCGCGACGACATTGCGGCAGGCGGTGGTGCGGCGGGAAGGCTGATCGCAGGTTCCCGTCACCTGCTGAAGCTCGTCGTCGAAAGTGTCGCCGGCGCCGACAGCATGGCACTCGTCCAGCAGCGCATCGAAGACGTGCGTACTTTCGCGGGAAAGCGGGTCACCGTCAGCTTCAAGGCGAGGGCCACGGTCGACAACTTCAAGGTGGGCCTGGAATTCCAGCAGTCGTTCGGCGCCGGCGGCTCAACGGCAAGGGACAGCATCGGCGGCGGCGTCACGCTCGATACGATGTGGCGCTGGCACCAGTTGACCGTGGATGTGCCTGGCATCGCAGGGCAGACCCTGGGCGCCGACAGCTATCTACAGCTCAGCCTGTGGCTGGACGCGGGCGCGAACTTCGCCGGTCGCGCGTTCGGGGCGGGACAGAAGAGTGGCGTGGTCTATCTGGCTGAAATGCAGGTCGAGGAGGGTGACACCGCGACCGATTTCGATCGCCGGCCCGAAG